TGGTTTTATACTTTTAGTTATTTTTTCTTGCTCTAAAGCATAATAATATTCTTGAGCCTCTTTATAGATATAAGGAATAATACCAACTCTTTCTTCTGATTCATCGGCACTATGTTTTTTAACAAAATAAAAATATTCTAGTGCTCTAGACATACCTAAATAATTAAAACCATATTTTTCTCTATATTTTTTAATTAAGGCATTGTTTAATGGCCCGGGAGCTTTAAGATTGAAAATTTTACAAATGAGCGCATCAAGAGCAAGTTTCTCATGCTTGATTTTTGCACAACCAGGATGATACCACTTGCTCTTAATATACTCTGATTTTTCTTCTAAATTTCTATTAAACTTTAAGCCACAGCCACCACAAGTAACTGTTCCCATTCTTTTCACTTCCTTTCTTAATTTATCTTATAATATAATTATAACATAGTTAAGAACAAAAGTCAAGCTTTAGTCTATCATGTCTAAAAATCCTGAAACTTGAGCAGTTCTACTTCTCTCAATTGTTTTAAGTTTTACTGCGGAAAATAGGTCGGCGAATTCACTATCTTTAATTTTATATAATAACTTTAATCCATTACTATTTTTAAAAATAGGTCTGTCTGTTTGATGAATATCTCCATCAAAAATAATTTTAGTATTTTCTCCAATTCTACCAATTAATAATTTAACATGTTCTTCAGTTAAATTTTGTGCTTCATTAACTAAAACAATTGCATTTTCAATATTGCGTCCACGCGCTAAAGAAATTGGCATTATTTCTATTCTTCCTTCCTGTATTCTTCTTTCAACTTCATCATAACCAACAATATCTACCAAAGAACCCATAAAAATTATTTCTTTTTCAAACAATCCTCCAGGCATAGCGGCAACTTCCCTACTATTGGCAGTAATTGAGTTGTTAGGAACATAAACAATTTTATCTATAAATCCTTTCTCTAATTGTTCAAAGGCATAATTTATAGCTAGGTAACTTTTGCCCGATCCATAGTTCCCAGTTATACAAACAATACTTATATTTTTATCAGTAAGAGTATTCAATAAACATTTTTGCTCAATGTTTCTAGCAACAATTTTTTTATTAAAACTATTATAAATAGAATGATCTTTTATTTTAATAAAGCGACCATTTTTTTTGATATATTGAACCGGAGATTCAAAATCTTCAGTTCCATCAAAATTAACTATTGGTTTGTTTCTATTTTTAAAAATTAAATACTCATTCTCATGATATTTATCTACATTTGATTGTTTAGAAATATATTCATCAGTTGCTTTTTGATTTATAAATGGCAAATTAACAATGCCTGAATAATTTGTTTTTTCACCATTTGTATAAGGTTGACTTTCAACTTTGTTAAACTTACACTTTAATTCAAGTGTTAAGTCATTAGTTATCAAAACAAAATTATTTTTTTTTGCACATTTCAGGAGAACGTCATCTACTAATTCTTGCCTGTAAGTATATCTCTCTATAGTAATATTTTTTAAGTTTGCTGAGATTAACTTAGCTCCTTTTCTTGCTCTATAAGCTAATTCGGCGTTGGCGCTTTCTTTTAACCTATCTAGCTCTTCAACAGTTTTTAAATGAACATGAATGTTTTTTATATTAGTAAAAACAGATGGAAAATGTATAATAACATTCGTGTCTATTAAATTATGTTTTAGTGTTGTCAATATGCATCTCTCCTTAACAAAAAAGGGAGTTTCCACTCCCTTTCTTATTTATTTATTTATTGTTTTAATTTCCAACTAAATCTTCAAGATCTGAAACTACCAATTCTACAAGGTCTTTTTGTTGTTCTTCAGCTTCTGACAGCTTCATTTTTCTTCCAAAATACTTCTCTATAATTTCAAGAGCATCTTCTATTAGATTTTTTTCAACAACTCTCCCCCATAATTCTTTTGATTTCTTCATTAGTTCTGAAAACGTTATGCTATCTTCTGAAGTTTCAATATACTGTGCTTTTCTTTCGTTAGAAATAATCGCTCCATGCCTACCCTCTTCTTCAATAGCATCTGTCAATGCATTAACTAACTCTTCATATCCAAAAGGTATTTTAGTTTTCATAAATTTAAACCTACTTCCAGCAACAACATCTGGTGTTGACCTAGTATAGAGAATTCTTTGAGAATTTTCTTCTTCATCAAAATACACGTGAATGTAGCCAATGATATCAACAATTCTATTCACAATTTCGTATGCTCTTTTCAATTTGTTATCAAATAGGCTTTTTATCCTATTTTTCTTACTTTTATTATTCAAGTAAGTTCAGCATATCTTTCTACCTTTATTTAAAGGTATGTAGTCTCGTGGAGATTTATTTCATAATTAATTGCTCATATCTTTCTTTTTTTCTTTGTAAAAATAGAGCGTTAGGAGTGTATAAAATATCATACAGTTGCTTAGAAAAATTAGTTGAATATCTTAAATCATATAATTGTAATTTATTTTTTTCTTTTTTTCGCCAATGGATGTGAATTTTAGGAACTCCAAACTGCTCAAAAAAGTAATTTTCAAAATAATCTAAAATCTCTTTTGAAGCAGAAACAATTTTCCACTCAATGCCGTGGTTTAAATAACCAGTAGTTGTGATACATCCATCACCATCAAAATAACCTCTAATATAGTCGGGGATAAAAAGGGGGTTAAGTTTAATTGGAGGAATTAAATTAGTTGTTTTATTTGGCACAACTCCATACTCAGCAAGTTTTAATTTCATTCTTTCTGAGCAGAAATCCAATGTAGTATTTTGATATCCTTTTTCTGTGGTAAACTCTCGCAATGGTCGGGAACTTCCAATCTCCAACTGGATTTTTTCTAAAATCTCTTTATCTATTGAAGACAAAGTAATTTTAATCTCATTTGAATCTTTTCTAATTGTTCCATCTGCCGCGAATAATCCCAGAATATATGCCATATTATGGCTTTCAACATCAAAATATTTTTCATTTAAAGAATATTTTCTTTGTGCTTCACTATTGGTTCTAATTTTAACTCCATTGTCAGTCAAAATCCTTTTTGTTTTAGATTTTGACATTCCAAACTGTGCTCCACTTTTAAGAAGTCCCCACTTTTTATTGGTATAATTATCAATTATAACTTCAACTTCTTTTTCATTATCGTACTTTCTCACTCTGAGTAGTACCTCCTATTTATTATGTTTAATATCTCTATGCGTTGCGCGTGTTTTATCTTTTAAAATAAAACTTCCGCTCTGATTGGCATTTCAGCCTTCCAGATTTTTACTACAATTTAGAGCGTAATTTCTTACGCAATTCCCAAAAGTTTAGGAATTGATGGTCTAATGATAGTTTCTTCAGAACCTTTCTTTATTGGTTTTTCTTCCGAATGACTAATAAAAACAATACCATATCCTAAAAGAGTTATTTCACGAAATATTTCTTCAAACTCTCTGGTACACATAGCGTACCCTTTACCATATCCAATCTCTCCTAATTCATCTACTCCTTCTCTGGAGCAAATATACTTTTCGCAAAGACCCCAAGCAATTCCTACTGTATCAATTGTAATTGAGTCGTAGAGCTCCTTAGATTGTTCAGTTTTCAATTGCTTAAGAACTGATTTAAAATCTTTCCAATTTCCAATATCTACGGCATAGATTCCTGCGATTGCGTTATACCCTTTTTCGAAAGCTAATAATAGGTTTTTTGGAAATTGTGCTGCGAATGAGGTTTTTCCAGATTTTGGCTGACTGTAAATTAACAAATATTTGTTCTTTAAATCTCTACTAATTGTTGTTGGTTCAAGATTTAGAATATCTATTCCTGCCATATAATCTTCCTCCTAATTAAAGAATTGGAATTACCAATCTCTAAGGTCCGCCGACTTAGATCTTGAGGTAGGAGTAGTTTTCTTTCCAGAGTCTTTGTCTCCCAAAGAAGAAATTCTTGCTTTACGTTCTTTACGAGCTGCGGCAATATCCTCTTCTTCATATCCTTCAACTGAAGTTCCTGAACCACCAGAAATAACAAATTCACGTACTCTACGAGTAGTAGTTGTCACCATTGGTTCTCCGAAAGAATCTTCTTCGTCAGAGGCTTCTGTAACTTCTTTAGTAGTATACTTGATAAAACCTGTTACATTAACAGTTTCACCGACTCTCCAACCCTTAGTTACAATATCAATGTGTTTTTTGTTTTGAACAATAAGTTTGATTTCATCAAGTTGTCCATTATATTGAACAACAAATCCAGTTACAACTATGCGACCAGTTTCAAACTCTTCATCCCCATCTTTCATAATTTCATCTGCTATTGATCCAACAATTAACTTTACTTTGAAAGTTGCTTGCGGTTCGCAGTCTGTTAATTTTACTGTATTAAAGAAACTTCCCTTAATTCTAGCAAAAGAAACAAATCTTCCGTCTTGTGAAAGAAACATGTTTTCTGCAAGTGAACCCTTAGGTAAACGAATTCTACTTGCCTTATCATAGTCACCACCAACCTCCGCAAGAGATTTTTCGTTATCTATGATATTTTTTACGCTTTTGTATGCAGGATTTGGTTTTCCCGCTTTAGTTTCCGGAGTTGCGTAGAAACTTACCGGTATTAGGGATGTAAAATCTTCTGCACCAATAGTGATGGGAGCTTCAATTACGAATTCCCCCGCTATTGCGCCATTGTCAAATTCTCTGACAATTTTTTCAGAAAGCACTCCCTCAATAAATACTTCATTCATTCCTTCTTTTAATGCCATGTGTTTTCTCCTTTTGTTTTTTCAACAATTTTTTTAATTATTCTTCTGCTACGTCGTCTGCTGTAGGGTCATAGTTTACGCCATCGTCTGTAAGAACGATAAGTTTCTTCTCTTGTCCTTCAACTGTAACTCTAGTTGCAAGACCCCTCTTTACAAGTGCGCTTGTAATTATGCCATTAACACTTTTTGGAGCGAGACCAGTATCTTCTGCGATCTTGGTGTAAGTAACATCTGTACCTACGTTCTCCTTCAAATAATTTAGCACGATTCTTGCGTTTTCACTAAGTGCTTTTGCCATGTTGTTTGTTCCTCCGATTTTATTTATTTTATATATTTAAGGTAGATTTCTACCTTATATAATAATTATAACATATTTTTTAACTTAAGTCAACTATTCTGTAGAAAAATATTTCTCTGTATCTATATGTGTTATTATCTGGGGCAGTTTACAAAATTTGCCTACTTTTTATCCTTATAATATAATTATACCACAGTTTTAAGCTAAAGTCAACTATTTACAACTGTAATTTTCGTAATTTTTTGAGGATTTTTCATTATTGATACACCAACTGTATTCCTGCTGCTTTTTGGTACTTGACTAAGGGAAATTCTAATTGTGTTTGTTAATGAAACAGCAAAAATCTCTTTCTCATCAATTATAGTTGTTACTGCGGCAACTTCTTCATCATCTTTAAGATTGTGTACTTTCACTCCTTTAGTAGCTCTATTTGTTTTAAGAAACTCTTCTATTTTTGTTCTTTTAACTAAACCACTTGTAGTGATTGAGCAAACCTCATTCGTATCTTTTGTTACTCTTAAAATATTTAACAAAGTATTACCTTCATCTAACTTAATTCCTTGAACACCTATTGTTGCGCGGCCTGTCGCTGGAATATCTTTTTCATCTATTCTTATGCAATTGCCCTTCTTAGATACCACCAACAATTCATCGGTTTTTGAAACAAAAGCAACTGAAGCAATGCTATCGCCTTCGCGCAACTTAATTGCAGTAATTGTTTTTTTTGTTTTACTAATAAATTCATCAACAATTGTTTTTTTCATAGTGCCATTTTTTGTACCAATTATTACATAATCAAATATTTTTGCTTTGTTGTAGGGAAGTATAGCTAAAACCTCTTCATTCGCTTGAAGTTCTAAAACAGTTTGAATATGAGTTTCAACACCAACTTCCAAATTATTTAAATAGAAAGTATGTACTTTGCCTAAAGAAGTAAATACAGCTACCCAACTACCGTTGTCAGCATAGACACTTTCTTTAATAAAATCTCCTTCTCTCAATTTAATTTTTGAGCCTTTTCCACCACGTGATTGTAGTGCATATTGATCAACTTCTTGCGCTTGAATTGCTCCAAACTCTGAAAAATAAACCATAAGTACTTTCTTTTCAGTTGGTTCATTATTTTCATTTAATTGAAGATTAGTTACATTAGTTCTTCTTTTATCTCCATATTTGTTTTTTACTCTTTCAAGGTCGGCAATAATTTCGGCATCCATCATGTCTTGATTGTGCATTATTGTCCATAAACGTTCGCAAGTTTTTTCCAATTCTATTTTTTCATTTTGTAACTTATTAGATTCAAGATTGGCCAGTCTTTGGAGCTTCATATCTAAGATTGCTTCAACTTGTCTATCGCTTAGTTCAAAAACTTTTTTTAACTCTGCGGCAGCTTGGTTAGTACTTGTGCTTCCCTTAATAATTTTTATTACTTCTTCTATATGAGCAATAGCTAAAATAAGACCTTCTACTATTTCTAATCTGTCTTTTGCTTTATTATAATCAAATTCATTTTCCTTAAATTTAACATACCTACTATGTTTTATATACGCTTCAAGACACTCCCTCCAACCAAAAACTCTTGGTTTTCTATTGCCTTCAAGCATTGTCATATTAATTCCATAATAATATTGGAGACTTGTTTCTTTATAAAGATTAGCAATTATTTTTGAAGGATTTGCTGTTTTACTAAGATAAATAAAAATATTTGGCTTAGTGTTACTTCCATCTACAACTCTAATAATACCACATTTTGGGTTTCCATCAATAATATCACTAATTTGTGACATAATTGTATCTGTATAAACACTATAAGGTATTTCACTAACGATTAAACGATTGTTTTTTTGATCATAAGTAATTGTTGAGCGAATCCTACAAGCCTTTCCATTTCCTATTTTTAAAGAGGCTTCTACTTCTGAAGCGTTAATAATTGTGCCGCCAGTCGCAAAATCAGGAGGACAATAGATATCTTTCCAATCAACCTCTCCTTTTGTTTTAATCATTTTAATAATTGCATTATTTACTTCTGTTAAATTAAATTGCGGAATTGAACTGGCTAAACCTACTCCAATTCCAGAAGAACCATTAACAATGTTGTAGAAACCTTTTGAGGGCAATAACATTGGAAAGAGATTTTTTGGATCGTGTCCTTCTCTCCATTCATTAACAGTATTTTTCTTTATGCTTCCAAACATTTCATCGCCAATGGCAGAAAGTCTAATAGACAAATAACGCATACTAGCATGATCTGTTGAACTTGAGACAGTTCCTACACTTCCATCGGCTTCTTCAAGAGGGTAACGCAACGCCCAAGGTTTAGCCATACGAACAAACATATCATAAATTGCTCTATCTCCATGGTCATAAAACAATGAAATAGCTTGTCCTACAGGATTACCACCTTTTTGAAATGGTTTTGTATTTACGTTACCAGTGTAATATTGAGTAAAAAGAGCTTGGCGGGCGGAATACTTCAATCCATCTTCTACTGATGGAATTGCCCTTTGTTGTGCTACATATCCTGCGTATAACAAAAAACTTTCTTCTAATGTTTTTTGAAAATCTAATTCTTTACTCATTCATCCTCCTTACCCAATTATCTTTGAAAAATCTATATTTTTATAAATGAAATCTTTTCTAAACTCAACATTTTCACCCATTAAATTTTCTAACTGTTGTTTAGCAAGAACTATGTCAGACATATTGAGTTTTACTAAACTATCTGGATTATTAAAAATTCCATCTTTTTTGGCTTTTTCACTAAGAGAACCAAGTCCTTTATTTCTTTTAATAGTGAATTTTTTACCACTATTTTGTTTCTCCCATTGTTTAAGTTCTTCTTCTGTTTCAAAATAAAAAGTGTTTGTTCCTTGATTAATTTCATAAAAGGGTGTTTTCAACCAATAAAGATGACCTCCCTCAATGAGACCTGGCATAATTGTATCAAATAAAACCATTATTAAACAAGCAATATTATATCCATCGGCATCAGCATCTACTGCCATTCCTATTTTTCCAAAATTCATTTTCTTTTCATTGAAACGTTCAAAAATGCCTGCACCTATAATCTTTATTAAATCTTTAACTTCTTCATTGTCAAGTACTTTTTCCATTGGGTTTGTTTTAGCGTTGATTATTTTTCCTTGAATAGCATACAAAGCAACATTCTCTATTGGCCTTGCAGTTTTTAAAGCTCCAGACGCAGAATCTCCTTCGCAAATAAGAAGAGTGCTTTCTAATCCATGCGTCAAACAATCTTTTAGTTTTTCAACGTTGTAGGTTTTTTTCTGTGTAGCAATATCTATTTCTTTAACACTATTAATAATAGCATTACGAGCGCGTTCAGCAGCTTGTTCCGCTTTATCTTCTTTTGATAAGAACTCTTTAATTAATTCAACTTCTTTTGGATTTCTTAAAGAGAATTCTTTCCATGCTTCAACAAATGCTTTATCGGCTAACCCACGTAATTCAGCATTTGTTATTTTAGTTTTTGTCTGATTGGCAAACAAAGGATTTTTAACAGAGCAGGCAATAATGTATGTTAGTCCTCTACGAACTAAATCACCATTAAAACTTTTCTTAAACTCTTTATTTATTGTTCTTGTAATAGCTGTCTTAAAACCAGTTAGCGGACTGCCGCCATCTGGACACTCTGCGCCATTAACAAAAATATATGATTTTTCATAATGTCCTTTTTTAGACCAACGTAAAGCAACTTCAACTGTATTATCTTTATCAGAAGAAGTATATCCAATATTTGTTTTAATAAGAGGTTCTTTAACAACATCATCTAATAAATCAAGAATACCATTTTTAGAGAAAAATTTTCTCTCTTCTTTACTATCAATATTTTGTATTTTGAAAGTGATTCCTGGAAGAAGATAGGACATATCTTTAACTCTTTTTGAAACTACTTCAAAATCTATTTCAATAGGCTCCGTAGAAAAAACATTTTGACTTGGGAAAAACTCAATAAAGGTTCCCGTTTCTTTTGTTGCTTTCCCCTTAGTTGCAGTTTTGGTTTGTGGTATACCCTCTTTAAAAATAAGAGACCACTCAAAACCATCTCTTTTTGTAATTACTATAAATTTATCTGAAGAGCAGCAAGTTGCTCCACTACCAATACCATTAAGCCCTCTTACTCTTGCATAATTATCATCACTAAATTTTGCTCCACTATGGCTTTCTGTAAGCAAAGTAATTAAGACCTCAGGATCTTCTCCTTTTGGTCCTCTTGGAATGCCTCGTCCAAAATCTTGAACAGAAGCATATTTTTTACTTACTTTAATAATTATTTCTTTTCCAAAACCAACTATTGCTTCATCAACTGAATTACTAACTATTTCAAATAAACCATTATAAACACCTTCCATATCAGGACTACCCAAATACATACCAACACGTTTGCGCACTCCTTCACGAAAAGAAAGTTTTTCTACTGAATTTGCGTCATAAATTTTAGTCACTCTTACCTCCAGCTTCTTTTACTAATCTTTCAAAACATTCTTTATTTTCTTGATATTCTTTTGTTTTCTTTTTTTCAACAACTTTACTTATATTATGCAAATAGTTTTCATAAGCCTCATCAATATCTCTATAGGCGCCTGGGAGACCTAGACCACTAGCTAAATCAGTCATTTTCCAATGGCTTGGTCCAATTCTTGAATAACCCAAACCATCTTTGGTCCAACCTTCAACTTCGCAAATATACTTTATGCTTTCTCCACAAACAATACCGTCTCTAGAACAAAGAGTATAAAATTTTGCTTTTTTCTTTCCTCTCATATTATTCCTCTCCAAATATTTTATCATATTGACAATCACTAAGTGGAATATCTTCACGGAAACCTATAAATTTAGGGTGGCGAATACTTGCATCAGTAGTTTCCATTCCGCTAATAGCCATTGGTTTCATAATGACAGTATTTTTATCATTAGCAAACTTCTGTTTTAGTTCATCAGTTAATCCAGAAAGAAAGCAAATAGGTGTCAATTCTTGACCCTTATAAACTCCAACTTCTAAAGAGCCTGGCAAACCAAGAAAATAAGGTTTAGTTACTGGTTCAATTGGTGCTCCCTCATTATAGTCGCTCCACATTTTGCCAAGAATTTTTTCACCAGTTTTTAAATTTTCCCAATAAGGCCATTCTACTATTTCACTACCAGAATAGTCTCTAGTGGGCGGGCGCCAATTGCCTGTAAAAAAACAATCAATATTGTTTTGAAATTCTTTCTTTATTTTTAATGTTTTCCAAGCAGTTCTTTTTCCTGGATTAGGAGTACTGTCCATTTTTACAAGAACAACTCCTTCTTCACCATTTTCAAAGGCTTCTGCAATCATATTTAAAATTTCTTCTGTTCCAGTAGTTATTTTTGCAAATTCAATATAAGGTGTGTCAATACCAAATTTAGGGAAAGTTTCTAAAATTTTCATTCGGTATTCATATGTTTTATCCATTAAATCAGTACCATTAACTGCCCAAACATCAAAAATATAAAACGTAGGCGGGCGGAGTTTCTGGTTTTTTAAAGATTTATCTACAAGAGAACCAGTATATGCTCTTATTGCACGACTAGTCATTCCTGGCACATAAAGTTCACCAAGAATACAAGTTCCCTTGGTAAAATTTTCTTTTATCCAATTAGTAATAAATACTAAGTGTTTGTCAAGATTATGAACTTCTTTTGCATCAGTTCCTCTACCAATAATCCAAATTTCACCATCAGTATCATAAATTGCTCTAATGTATTCTCCATCTTTCTTTATACTTGCACCATATTCATTTGTTAAAATAGCATTGTTTATTTTTTGTTTTTTATTAGCATCTTTGTTACTAATTGACCAAAATTTTTCTGGTTCCAACTCTCTATAAAGCATATATATTTCTCCTTTTTTTTATCATATAATAATATTATAACATAAAATTAATTAAAAGTCAAGAGAAGACAAAAAATCAAAAAACTGATTAATTGTATATTCGGGGATAAACCCTTCAAGCATTCCTCTTTTTGCTGATAAATTCTTTATCACTTGTTCTTCCATTGATTCTGGTGTTACTAAATCTTTAACTAATTTAAAATAATTTTTATAAAAATCTAAACAACAATCAATATTATGTTGTTTGAATTCATTTCTAAATTTAGATGTTCTCATACACATAATATAAAGATTGACCATAACTTCAATAATTTTCATATATATCTTAACGTGATCAGGGAAAAATTTATTCACATGATCAATCGCAATTTTCATATTTTCTTTGTATCCATAAACACTTTGATTATAAGTATACTCATAATCATTAGTTCTTGTTATTGATTTAGCATTGTATTCCCAAACATAAACGAATTCTCCTAAAGTGGCAACTTTCTCTTCATTAATAGACATAATTAATTGAAGCATTGTATTAAAACCATTATCTTCATTCGCGGAAACACTACTAAACCTTATTTTATATTTTTCAAGATATTCTCTAGAATAAATTTTTGCAAACATCCAAATAAAATCTTGCCTATGATCAACAAATTTTTTCTCCGCGCCTTCACCTACAATTTCAAGAAAATCTCCAACAGCAAAAGCAGAGTCTGGGCAAGTTTTAAAACTATTCCTTAACATTTCTAAAGCAAATGCATGATGTAAATAGTCATCAGCATCAAGAAAAACAATAAGTGGGGAATTAGAATTGTCAATACCATACTGGCGGGCGGGACCACAACCACTATTTTTGGGCATAGTTAGTTCCAGAATTTCCATTTTATCTTTAAATCTTCTTATTTGTCTATTATATCCTATGCCATCGGCATCATTAACAATTATTACTTTAACCTCATCAACAATACTTTGCATAAAAATAGAGGCAAGCGCCTTCTCTATTGTTTTTTGCGCGCGATAAGCTGGTATAATTATATCAATACTTTTTTGATTAGACATTATTTTTTCTCCTATGTATTTCACTTAAAACTAAAGAAAGTAAAAGAGAGTTTTTCTCTATTGTTTCCTTATAAGAATCATCTTCTTTTTTTTCTAAACTAAACTCCAATCTTTTTGATTGGTCAACGCAGATTTTTTCTATTAAAAAATCTTTTAATTCGTCTAATTGAGCGCTAGTCATTTGCCCTCCTACAAACTAAATTAGTTTGTTTTATTTATCTACTTTTTTGCCAATAAGTAAAAAACAACTGATAAAACTCCTATTACACCACCAACTAACATTCTTAAAAAAATATTAATATTTTCATAAATTGTCCTCATTTATTTCTGGAACTTTACTATGATATTTTATACCTATTTCATTCGCCATTATTTCCGACTCAGGATTCCATTCTACCTTATCTAATGTTTTTTGTAGGCACTCTTTATGAAAATAACAATCAAACTCAAAAGAAAAAAACATTTCTTCTTTATCGTTGTCATTATGGCAAAACCAACAACCACCATCATTTGGGCTCTTATTCATCTTCAACCTTTTCTCCCTCTGTTTGTTTTGATTTTGTATTTCGGCTATTACTCCACTTCCACCACATTTATAACATTCAAACACATGGTACCTGTCAAATTCGTCATACTCTTGGATAACGCCACTTCCATTACAGTTTGGACATTCTCTATTCGTCATACTTCGCTCCTTTCGTGAACGTTGCCATTTACTTCTGCCCTAAGTTTCCATTCAACATTCATTATTCCGTTTGAAGAAAGCGGCGCTTCTGTGTATTTGATAAAAACACTATCCCAAGTTCCCATTGGCATATTCCACTTTACTTCTACAATTCTGTCACCACACATTAGAATATCGCCCTCATAAATCTCTACGCCGTTCTTGTCGACAAGTCCTGTAAACTGCCCTATGGTTTCGGGGATTATTGCAATCGAATTTAATGCAATAAGTTGACCACAAGAACGCGAAGAAGCGTGTTCATAAAAAGGAAAGATAAAACTCTGCGAACCTTCGCTATCCATTTTAATGAGATTGCCAT